GTAACTTTGCTGCTATTGGTTCTACTGCTCAGTCTGTAGTAAACACACCAAATTGGTTAATGAACTTGCGTATGAGTAGTTTTGGTCAAGGAATTGCTAACATGACAACTGGTGTCTCTAACTGGATTGGTGGTATCTCGTCTGGATTTAATAATTTCATGCAGACGGATATTGGTAAATTGGGTAAGAGTGTTTATGGTGGACTGACTGGTCAAGGATGGGGTGGTACTATAAGTCAACTTGGTCATATGACTGGTATGACTAAACCAGGAGGACTCTTTGGTGAAGGGGGATTCTTTGGTGAAGGTGGTCGTATGGCACAGTTTGGTGATTGGATGCAACAGCATCATCTTGGTGGTCTTGGTAATATGTTCCCTGGTCTGTCAAACTTTGCAGCAAGTATACCTGGATTTACCAATCTTCCTGGTATAAGTGATATATTCTCAGGTCAATTCTCTCCTACTCAAGCAATAGGTAAACTTGCAGATAGACAAGGATTGGGAGGAATATATAAGTCTGCAATGGGATTACTTGGTGGTGGTGATCAATATACTGGATTGAAAGAACTTGCAGGTGAGTTGGGAGTTAGTCCTGAAACACTTGGAGCAATTGATAAAGGTAAGAGTCTATATGAACGAGCTAAATCTGTTGCTTTATCTGAAGAACCAATAGAAATTATGCCAATCATCATGCCAATATTACAGGATCAAATTGTTATTGCTCCTGAAGTTAAGGAAAAGGCAGTTATAGTATATGATGCTGCTCAACGTCTGATGAATCGATAATAAATAACCTTGTGGAGCTGTAATCATTAATGGCAACTGTAAAGAAAAGTTCTAAAATTGATCTGTATAAGTTTGTACCTTCGGGTGCTACTTCAACCAAGTCTAATCCTATGGTTAGGACTATGGTGTCTAATGTTGCTGCAGTCAATAATCTTGGTAAGACGGTTAATTCTATTGCAGGTGTTGTAGTTGATATTAAGAAAACTAACCTTGCAAGGTTAGAACAAGAGAGAAAGAATAGAGTAAAATTTAAACCTGATTATACTGTTCCTAAAAAGAGGAAAAGTATGTTCAGTTTTCTGAACAAGATAAAGAAGGGTAGGATACCTGGATTCTTAGAGTCTTTACTTAATTTACTTGGAGGTTTATTAGGACTTTTTGTTGTCCTTCCGATAATGAAATGGCTTGCTGATCCTAATAATCAGAAAAAGGTTGAAACATTTCTTGTAGCATTAGGACATGTCTTTAAAGCAATTGCTGGTTGGGCTAAGTTTGGTGTCACTAATGCTCTTGATGGTCTGTATAATATGCTTCGAGATGATGCCACTTGGATGGAAAGGTTGGGTGGACTTGCACAATTTTTAATAGGATGGGCAACGTTGGCAGTGCCAATGATGTGGTTGAATCCTTTTAGAATTGCAAAGTCTAAGGCAGAGTTAGTAGCGATAGGAAAGTTTGTTAAGACTGGTCTTGTTGCTGCAGCAAAAGATTTTGCAGCCTTGGCAGCTAGTCCTATTGGATTCTTATTTACTGCTGGACTATTATTCACTGCTGGTGGTTGGTTAACTGAGTTATTCCCTTGGATGGCTAAGTCTAGTTCTACCAATAAAGTAGATGAAAATGTGGAAGCAGTTGGTTTAATGAATACTATAAAGCAACTGGAAGAGGAGAAAGCAAAGAAAATTGCGGAACGTGATAAACTTGGTTGGCATGAATTATGGAGAAGGATGGATCTCAATAATGAGATCTCTGAAATTAATAATCAGATAGACAGATTAAAAGGAGAAGGTAAGTGGAAAGGTAGAAAGATACCTGGTGCTAATGAAAAAAACTTAGAAGGATTTGACTATAAAGTAGAAACAGGACAGATTAGTGAAAAAGATTTAGAGACTGTTAATAAGTTAAATGAAAAAATTGAGGAACTTTCAGATTCAGTAAAGGATCAAAATTTATGGTCATTAATAGGGAATACCTTCAATCTTAATAATCTTAGGACTAATCGTGAAATTTTAAATCTTAAAAAGCAGATTCATGAAATCCAAATGGGAGTTCCTGAAGATCAGAGAACTCAGAAAAAAGCATTTGGTAGATTTTTAAATAATTTCTCTCAAGGAGGATGGATAAGTGGACCTCAGTCTGGATATCCTGTTAGTCTTGATGGATCCAATATCGATTTTATCGGACATGGTACTGAGTACGTAGCAAGAGGAAAGAGTGACGGTTCAGCATACATTGTTCCTTTTGATACTAAGGCTACAAGAAATAATCCTAATCTTTTGATGAATCGTCTTGATGAAGCTAAGAGGATGGGTTACCATTTAGGTGGACTCGAACGTGATGCTGGTGGATTATTAGCTAATAATAAGAAGGATGGTAATAAAACATTAACATTGGGTTGGACTGGTGGTGACTATTCTAATACTAAGGGTAGGTATCATACGGTATTTGGAGGTAGTGGTAAGAGGACACAGAATATAGACTATGGTGATGTAGCGAAACGAGGTAGATCTAGTAATATAGCTCTTGGTATTGCTGCTATGGGTGGTAAAGGTTGGGAAGAATTTCCTCCTACATCTTCTCAATTAATTGGTATGATGCAAGAGGCAGCAAAAGTTGGTATGGGTTGGGGAATGGAAGGAAAGGATGTTACACGTAAGAATGTAATGACAGAAGCAGAAGCTGCAGGTGCTCGTGGTCCTGTTGCTTGGGGTGGTACTGGTGAAGTTTGGGATTTATTTAAGTTAAAGAAAAATGATCCTGATGGGTCTGGTGGTGATAGATTACGTCAGATGATGCGTAATTTTATGCAGAATCCAGGAAAGAGAAAGGCAGAAGGATATCATGGACGAATGATGTCTAATAATGAATTGAATCTTCTTAGAAGTTTAGTACTTGCTGAGGCAAGAGGTGAGGGTGTGACTGGAATGGCATTAGTAGCAAGATCTGTTCTACAGAGACAAGCACTTATTAGACAGGGTGGTAATCCAGGTTTGTTTATGTCAGCAGGGCAAAGTCTTACAGATATCATTTATGGAGATAATCAATATCAACCAACTAGAGATGGTTCTATTAATAACAAATGGTCCGCTGGACAACTTGCTTCTGCACAAAAAGCTATAGATTTAGCATTGAATACAGAAAGGTTTAGGAATCAACTTAGAGCAGCAGGGTATGATGATACTACAATCAATAAATTACTCGCTTCTACTGGGTTTAGAGGTGTTAGTGCTAAGGATGATCCATCCCAGAATGTTAATAGGACTAAGTTTGGTAACCATATATTTAATACTGCTGGTAATAAATCTGCAACAGATTTAATAGGAACGGAAACAAGTAATAGAAGGTATGCTTCTTCTCCAGGTGCTACTTATAATCCTGCTAACATTAGTGGAAGGGAAAATGATGGACAAATTGACTCAATGAATAATAATACTGTTCCTAATTTACCAAGGGGGAAAACAGGTCAACCAAGTGTTACTATTAATAGAACATCTGATGCTAGAGGAATTAAGAAAGCATCAGAAGAAAGAAATAAAGCAAGGATGCAAATGAATAAGAGGACATTAGCAATTGTCCAAGAAGCATTAGCAGCAGTTGAAAAACAAAATTCACAGAGTCGTAGTTGGGCACAACAAGCTAATGCTCAGGCTCAGACAGTTCTTGCTAGTGCAAATCAACCAAGAATAGTTGGTGGAGGTGGTGGTGGAAGATCAAGAGGAGGTGGAAGTGCTGGTAATCGTGGTATATGGGGCACAGCAGTTAGTATGCTAAATTCTTTTAGTAATCCTTTGAAAGGTTTATTCTCATGAGTAGTGCTGTTCAGAATAGAAGAGGGTCTCTTAAACCTAATCAGGTAGGTGAAGTTGAACTTGCCCTCTCAATTTATAGGGATGGTAAGCGTGTTGAAGTTGATGGTAATTGGAATTTTAATGAATTTTTAGGTGGTTGGGAAGTATATACAAGTATTACTCATGGTGCTATTCAAGCAAGTTTTGCTATTAGAGATTCATTAGGTCTTCAAGCTGTTTTGACAGGATCTGAGATGTGGAGGTTGGATATTAGAAGTCAAATGTTAGATAGGAGTTATTTCTTTAGAACTTATGATATACAAGATCGTTCACGATCTAACCAATTGTCTGATATCTTTATAGTTCAGGCTACTACTGATGAATTTTTAAAGAATGAGACTGTTAATATATTTGGTCATAGTGAAGTAATTTTTGGTAAGAGAAAGGATTTAAGTAAAAAGACAGCATACTTAGCTACACAAACTGGTACTAAGGCAGAGGCTATTGTTAAAAAGTTATTGACAGGTAAAGATTATATTTACTCAAAGAAGAAAGTATTTACTGATGAAAATGAGTCTATTAATAATCATCAATTTATAGCATCAAACTGGAGACCATTTGATCTTATCTATTGGATAGGTCAGCGTACTATTCGTAAGGCAAAGAAAGGTGGGACATTGCAGAATGCATATGCGTTCTTTGAAAATGCCTTGGGATATCATTTTAAGTCTATAGATGGTATGATTGAGAAGGTTAACGATCAATCTGCAGAGGCAGAGACTAATTTTTCTACTGGTGATGCACAACTACATGTTTATGAATATGTTCCTAAGAGTATAGATGATGGTGATCAAGATCAATGGAAAATTAAATCTGTTGTTTTTCCTGATGAAAGAAGTTATCTTATGGGATTAAGGCATGGTACTTGGTCTGGATATAGTATAGGTTTTGATCCAACTACACTTGGTAACTCTAAGGTAGGAACTGATGTTAGTCAGGATATATCTGCTGATACCTATAGGTATAGTAATAAAGAGATATGGCCAAAGATGTCTCACCTTGGAACTACTAAAGATCAGAATCCAATGATTCTAATGGATAAAGGTATTCGGAATTTGCTTGACTATCCTAAGAGAATACGGTATACTGCATTACCTAATCAGATATTTGATCCTAAGTTTAAGAAGAATCCTCAAAAGAATTATGAACAACTCGTTGAGTTGCAAGCATATCAATGGATGCGTATTGAATCTTTGAAGAATATTAGATTAGAGATTACTGTACCTGGTAATCTGGATCTATATGTAGGTTATGGTGTTTATGTTACTATTCCTGCAACAGGTAAAGTTGGTGATACTATTGCGGTTGACAAAAAGTATAGCGGACGCTATATTATAGCTTCATTAGCACATGAGTCACAAGACATGAATCTACGGTACGTCACTAAAATGCTCCTTGTTAAGGATACAATATATGGAAAACCTGATTCAGTAGTTGATTGACCTAAATATTATGGTATAGTTGGAGAAAACTATGACAACAATCGAACAACATATTGAGCACGATAAAGAGCTCCTTGATGATCCTCAACTCAATCCTGCAGCACGTAGGCATATAAAAGAAGAATTACATGATCTTATTGAGTATGAAGAGCATCATCATGACGAGATCGTAGCAGGAGATCATCATGATCCTAACTGCTTAGAACTATTCTGCGACCAGAATCCAGACGAACCAGAATGTTTAGTTTATGATGATTGAAGTTTATGTTAGATTATGTTAATCCTGCTCCCTATATCTTTAAAGGGAAGTATGATTTTGAATTTCAAAAGAATAAGCAGAAGATAGTCGATAATCTTAAGATAGCAAAGGATATTACAACACAATATAATGTCCCGCAACCTCTTATGAGAGATGGTGCGGAGACTAGTGTTGTTCTTATGGGTACTCAATACCATCCTCCTCACACTTGGACAGAGTTCCGAGATTTTGTGCAGGGGTGGTTGCCGTCTCGTATTGGAGAGATATGGGAAACTTGGAGACTTGAACCAAGAGTAAAGAATTATATTTCAGAGTCATGGGTTAATGTACATCCCAAAGGAGGATGGACTGCAGAACACATGCACAATAGAGCTATTGTTGCTGTATCATGCTATCTAAATGTACCACCTAAAGGTGGAAATTTATTGATAGAAAATCCAATGCAGATATACAAGTGTGCTGAACCTATGCATGGTAACTATGATAGTCTTGGATTAAAGTGGCATACTGTTGATGTAGAGACTAATGATGTGTTATTATTTCCTGGTTGGTTAAAGCATAAGACAGAGACCAATCATTCTGATGAAGATAGATATATAATGTCAATCAACATAATGTATGATTTTGATCAGAGAGTGAGTAAAATGGTATGAGTGAATATTTTCAAGCATTTCTTCTGGGCACTTGGAGTAATAAATCTCAGGCACAGTCAAATCCTACTGGGTTTAGACAGGTAACTTTACATTGGACAAGGAAACCTGGTAGAGGATTGGGATTATATCATGCTGCGTATCATTATAGAGATGAACCTGATCCTTATCTTGAGGTACAGAAGAAACTAGTAATAGTATCTGACGTAGAAGTAGTTCTTGAACATCACGGTGGAACATATACTAATTGGAAAAGACTTGATAATTGTGATATGAGACTGGGGTGGGATGGTACTAAGTGGACTGGATCATTTGATAGTAAAATAGATCAGGATGGAGAAGAAACTAATGTCCATGCTGAATTACATCTTTATGGTAATAAACTATTCACTAAGGATAAGTCAACAGATTCTGAGGGCAATGTCCTTTGGGGTGATGATGGAACATACAAGTTTGTTCGTGTCACATAAATAAAACATAAGGTACAATAATAATATGGCAATTGACACCATTGATGGCATAACCTCAGAACCGTCGATTAATTTCGTTGGAAAGGACGGATTTTACTGGTGGGTTGGTGAAGTAGAAGACCACGAAGATCCTATGAAGTTAGGTAGGGTTAAGTGTCGTGTGTTGGGATATTATACCAACGTACGAGGTGGTACTACAGCAGATCTTCCTACTAAGTATCTTCCTTGGGCTACTGTAATGCAACATACCGCACAAGCGGGTAATGATAAGCAAGGTGAATCATCTGGTCAATTACAACCAGGTGCTATTGTCATGGGATTTTTTATGGATGGTGATAGTGCTCAAATGCCTATTGTCATTGGTGTATTAAGAGTTCAGAAGTCTGATAAGACTAAGACAGATAAGAAATTTGCCTTTACTGGTAAGAGGATGGAACCAGGAATTGCACCTACTCCTGCTGCAACACATCCATTATATCCAAACGAGTCCTTAGCAGAAACTGAAGCAGAAGGTTATCATAAGGGTGATAGTAATAGTAGTGTCAATATTGATTTTAATGAAGCAGAACCTAATGGTCCTGCGAGTCCTAACAATATATCCAATAAAGGTCTGGGTAACATAGCACCAAAATTATCATCACAACCAAGACCTGCTGCTAATGGTGTAGGTGGACCTTGGAAGACGATGGAGTATCAGTTAAATTATCTTGTAGAAGATCTTGCTGATAGTGCTGGTACTTTAATTAAGGGTGAGGATGGTGATTTTATTGATGTTGTTAGTGGTAAATTAGTACAAGCAAAGGAACTTACAGTTAAGATTCAGAATTTCTTGGGTGCTATATTTGCTCAAGTTGTATCTGCAATGCGTCAGGCATTAGCTAATCTGGCAGATCAACTAAAACTTGTGAGTATTCTTGGGTCGAAGACTGGTGCACCGATGGTGATATTCGGTATCATTAAGACAGCAGTACAAATGATACTAAAAGCTTTGTGTATGCTTGACTCTAATATCTTGTCTTGGATAGCAGATCCTATGGCAATGATTCAAGAGAAGTTGAATTCTATGCTTCAGGGTGTAATTGATAAGGTAGCATTTGTTGTACAAAGCGTTCAAGATACTATTGATAGTATTGTATGTAACGTTCAGTCAATGATCGATAGCATTCTTAGTGTTGTTAATAAGGTTAAGGGTATTGTTGATAGTGTAGGTAAAGCAAAGGAGATTATTGATACATGGCAAAAAGGTTCTGAAATATTTGCTGAAGGGTTTGACCTTATTAAGAATGGTAAAGCAAGTATAACAGGAATCATTTCAATGATTATTGGATTCCTTGCAAGTGATTGTGGAAGAAAACCTGATGGTGGTAATGATACTGTTGGTTGGTATCCATTATTAGGTGTAACACATTGTACACCAGAAGAATTAGCAAATATTGATAATATAAAAGGTGGTGGTAGACCATCATGTAGTGGTGGTAAAGCTAAAGAGAGTGGTAGTCTTTTTGATACTCTTATAAAAGAGGCAGATCCTTATCTAACTGCTGCAAAAACTTTCTTAGATGGTGCTTATGATTTACACATAGGTAATCCAGGTGGTCAGATTACTCAGAAGAGACTAGCTAGTGGTTCAACTCACTTCTCTGTTAATAGTAATAACAGTAAGAGAGCAGAAGCAGCAGCAAAGAAAAAGATTAGAGAGGAAGAGGAGAAGATAGGTGAAAGACTGACTACTGCTGTAAGAAATTCATTAATTAAGAAAACTAAAGAAGCATATACTAAAACTAATGGTAAGACTAATTCAGGTGATAGAGGTAACTTAGTTGCTGACCATATTACTTGGGCAGGTAATCGTACACAGGATGTTAAAGGTGATGATTGTATAAACATTGAGAAGGATAAGGTAGAAACAGTTCATGGTGACTATTTCCTTAAAGTTACTGGTGATTGTCATTTGGATGTTGGTGGTGGTTTCTTTATGAATGCTCAGGGTGCACCTAAGTCAGTTGATAGAAAAGGTGATAAGAAGAATACTAAGATTCAAAAGCATACAATCAACTTTGGTTCTGATGTAGATATTGCTTCCGCAGGTGCTAAGATAACCTTCCAAGGAGCAGAACTTGATATTGGTTCACAGTCTACTAAGATCACTGGTAGTTCAATGGAATGTTCCTCAACAGTACAGAAATATGCTGGTGGAGAAATATTGATTGCTGGTGACAACTCTATTGAATTGTTTGCAACTAGTCTTTATGAGATGATTAACTTCCCTCCAATGGGACCTGCTGCTGTATCTGGTATTAGAAGATTTATTGGAGGATCTGATGTTACAACAATGCTTCCTGCTGGATCTGCAACTGATGCTATTCCAAGGCATGTTATAAGGAATCCTTCTGGACCAATTTCTGCCACATGTGGTGTTACTGGATATAATATGAATGTACTTACAGGTGCATATAACGTTAATGTTGCTGCTGGATTAATTTACATGCAAGCATCTGCAGCAGCGTCTATAAAAGCGGGTGCTGCTATGAATCTAACTGCAGGGGCAGTTATGAAACTGACTGCTGCAACTATCTTCTTGAATTAGGTTGACATCCTGATCGACTTGTGGTATGATGAGTATATAAACGAGGTTCCTATGGATGACGAAGCTCTTGAAGAAGTCATTGTTAATTTTGCTAAGAGACAGATTACTCTGATCTCGGATGAAGGTGACAATAAGATCATTAATTGGAAATGGGATGATGAAGGATCTCAGGGATTTGCTGAGACAGTAGAATTAATCAAGCAGGTACTTCCTTACGGTGTGGAGGTTACCTATATTGTCGAGGAGGCAGTTATCCAATGACCGATATACAAGATATAACCGAAGAAGAAGCACAAAGTAACTTACCCTTTCTCATTACCATGTGTGAAAGGAATCGTACTGTATGGAGAATTAAGCGTCCAGATGGATGTACAGTACTATTATCACCTCTTTTACAACATGGACCTCCAATAGATCAAGAGGTAATTTCACAGGTGGAAGAGTTTAAGAAAGAATTTATGGAGTCTACTCCAGAAGAAGCAAAAGTTGACAAAGTAGCATAAATATCCTATACTCACCATAGTAAACAGGCAGACCGATGCGTCTTAAACGCCATGAAACTCCTAGGAAGCAGGGACGAAATATTAAATCTCGTCTTGCGTCTGCTCGTTTGCGTCAAATTAAGAAGCGTAATAAGAGATTTTTAAAGAAATTACGCAACGTTGCATAAAACGAAAGATATTATAAAATAAACGTCATTTGTTAGGATTTCCATATAAAATACTATGTAGAATTCAAAACAATACAAAGATGTCTGGAGATAACCTACATGACCCTCAACCTCCGAAATTTTATTCGGAAGAAGTAACGGAAACAAAGCGTGTCCTTATTAATAGCAACTATGTTCTTGAGATAGAGAATATGTTTGTTGCAGCAAGAACTCGAACTGGAAGTTTGTTGCAAGAGTAGATGAGATCCATTCTCAATAGTGTATCATTTATTCGCAATAAGTGTGATATATAATACGGTTGGGAATTTACTACTATGGCAACGATTACTCTTCAATCCCCTGACGGATCTAAGGAAACATTTGAATGTGCTGAAGATACATTTATTTTAGAAGCATTAGAAGAAGCAGGTTTAGATCATCCTTCATCTTGTCGTGCTGGTGCATGTTCATCATGTGCTATGAAGATTATAGAAGGAACAGTAGATCAAGAAGAGCAATCCTTTTTGGATGACGATCAATTAGAAGCAGGATATGTGTTAACATGTGTAGCACAACCTACTTCAGATGTTACATTATTAACTGAACAAGAGGAGAATTTATACTAATGAGAAAACAATTAATTAATGCATTATTAGCACATGCTCAAGGTGACATTGCAAAGCATAGAGCAAATGTAGAAGTTTATCTTGCTAACCCTGTAGGCATAGGTGAACACTCTAATGTGGTGGAAGCGATTGAAGAAGAGATCAACATGATCGCTAAGTATCAGGATCAAATTGATGTTATAAATACTTACTTCAGAAGTAAAGAAAAGGTACAAAACCTTAATGAAGGACAAGAAGGCAGCGAAGTTAATTATCAAGAGGGCTAAAGAACATCCAGAATGGTACTCGACAGATGATGTTAAGTATGCTAAGATGATTAAGAGACGTATCAAGCAGGAGAAGAAACTCCATGACGAAGAAACAATTAAAGAAGATAGACAAGAAGGGGCGTGAAGAAACTTGGGAATGGGAAGAGACTGATGAAGTGCGAAAAGCACTAGATAGATTACATCAGAGTATGCGTGAGGCGAAAGGTGACCAGTGAAGAAGATAGATTCACTCTCATGGATGAGGGTGAATTAGTATCCGAGTGTTTGCAAATTGCATCCCTACTTGGTGGTACCTGCGAAAGAACCAATACACTCAATAGTATTGGTAGGTCTTCTAAAAAAATTATTATCGAATATGATATAAAACATAAGGAGACAAAATGAAAAAAATTAAACAAGCAGTATATAATCTTAAAGAGTGGGACAAAAAAGTCGCAAAAAAAATCCAAGATAAATTTTCACTCACAGACTATCAAATGCTTTGTCTTGCATTTGCAAAAGGATTCGTTATTGGAGCAATAATACTATAGTGACTATTGTTGATGATTTGGCAAAGGTAATTCGCACCTCTTGGAATGACTTACCTAATATAGAATGTTTAGATAATGACTTCCCTGAGTTAACTAAGGAGGATCTTTACATTTCTAATGAGATGAGGAAATGTACTGGTCTTCGCAAGATTCATTTAGAAGTTGCTAAGGCAGGAAAACTGGATGTATTACATTGTGTATACTTTCCAGATCCTAAGTACGTTCTTCCTATATTTGGATGTGATATTATTGCTACACCGTCAATGGTTACTGCTGCAATAGTTGATATATCTCCTATTAGTGGATCAAATTACATCTATGAAAGGGTAAAACCTATTTGTGATGTATTTAATTTTAATGAACCTCGTCCTTTACCAGAATGGGGTGATATATTTTCACCTTATATGAAATTTCAACGTATAAGACAAGTTGAGGAACAAAGAAAATTCCTTGATGTTTTAATGGAATACCTTATTATATACTGTGATGCTGTTAAGGTTGCACAACAAGGATCACCATTAACAACAGCACAAAGGATGGCAGACCAAATTAGATACTCTATACAACAGAGAAAGAATCCTAAGACATTAGCAGTTCTTTCTAATTGGTTTGATAAAGACTGGGCAAATAATTATATAAACAACATACTATTCTGTACTCCATGAAACCTATTAGATGGGAAGCATACATCTTATTACCTTCTAATAGGTTACAGAAGGTAGAATTTTTGTCTGTATCTAATCTTAGAGAAGATGCAGAGAATGTATGTAAGGCACAGTTTGGTGTTACTGATGTAAGACAATTAAAAAGAATATGGAACTAAATGATTTAAACGTTAACAACGTACTTAACGAGATACGTCCTTTCATTGAAGCAGATGGAGGATACCTTGAATATGTTGCAATAGATTACCTTAAAGAGGGACCAATTGTAATGGTGAGATTGTTGGGTGCATGTGCAGGATGTTCTATGAGTGCTCAGACTATGACTATGGGTATCGAACGATTAGTTAAAGAGAGATTTCCTGAAGTTACTCAGGTGATATCAGTATAAATAGATCTGTAGGAAAACGTATGATGATTCGTGGCAACTAAGAAGATTTCACAACTGGAAACGATTTCGGACGCTAACCTGTCGGGAGAAGCGATTCTTCCTGTTGTGGTGTCTGACCCATTGATTCCTAATAGAAAAGCAAAAGTTAATCAGTTGTTTAGAGGAGTATCGCAAGGTACAAAAGCAGCACCAGGTATAGCTTTTGATTTGGACAGAGACACTGGTTTCTATCAAACAGCATACGATCAATTGGGTATCGCATTTGGTGATGGTGGTTTCTATTGTTCTCGTATTGATAACGGTAACAGTAGCACATCATTATACATTACTGCACAAGATGACGTTGCAACCAATACTGATATTGTTCTCGCACCGAAAGGTACGGGTGCTGTTAAAGTAACGGGACAATTCTTGATGGAAGATGGATCTTTCATATTGGAAGATGCACAAGGACCAAAAGCAAGATTTGAAGTAAGTAATGTTGGTACTGGTACTAATACCAGAATCATGACATTACCTGCTATTACCTCTGGTAACGGTACTACACTTGTTGGTGCTGATACACAACAAACATTGACTAACAAAACTATTCTTATTAATGAGAATAACTTTGTTATCGTTGACGGGACTGAAGAAGCAATTTTCCAGATTAACTGGGCAACTACTTCAGGTGCTCGTCGTTCTTATTTCTTACCTGATGCTGGATCAGTAACTACAACTTCTGAACCAACTGCTACATCATCTACTTTACTTGATACTAAGGCAGAACAAACTGCATTAAGCAAGACTTTCGTTAATTTGAAACTTGCTGCTAACGCAGAGTCTGCAACAGCATCTGTTCAGTGGAATACTGATGCAGTAACCTCTAACAGGATTATAACAATGCCTGATCAGAGTGGTACTGTTGTAATGGAAGATACTACTCAGATTATGAGTAACAAAAGTATCAAGGCATTGCAACTTGCAGATACAACTGATGTAACTAAAAAGATTACATTTGATGTAAGTAATCAGAACACATTATCTAATGAGAGTTTTCAGGTTCCTCCAACCAATAACCTAAATAGATCTGGTAACCATAACGTAATAGTTACTGAAAGAGGCGACCAAGGGTTATACTATAAATCAATGTATAACATGTCGTTGAAAGATTCAACTAATGTCGCTGCATCAGTTGTTCTTTCTGCTGAAGGGATCACTGGTCCTCGAACTATTAAGTTCCCAGATGCTGATGCTACACTACTGTCTACTGAAAACGTAACTCTTGAAGATGTTACATTTGGTGCTGGTATTGGAGCAAACAACCTTACTGGGTTAACAAGACAACAACAATTCTTTTACGCTGGATTCTAATTAACAATGGCAGATCAAGGACTCTTAGCACAAGCGAAACCTGCAGGTACGACGAACACAGTCCTGTATGCTGCACCTATTGACGCTTCCGCAAGTGCTATATTAAATATTGCAAACGATGGATCGGCATCCCAATGGGATCTCGCTCTTAAAGATTATGATCAAAAATTAACTTTAGATGCATCAACTTATGCATTACATAAAGGTGATATAGTTTCAGGATATAGGGTAAATCTTAACACTCCTGTACCTGCTGCTGCAACATTAGCAGGTAGTACATTATTAACATCAACGACTGGAGAAAAGTCGTTTAAGTTTGAATCGTATTACATTGCACCATATACAGAAATATTCGTAAAAACATTTGCTATTCGTCAGATAACATTAGAATCAGTTAGTGGTACTCCCGCAGTTGGAGAGACTATAGTTAAAGGAAGTGGTGGTAATACAGCAACAGCAACAATATATGCAGCAGCAGTAGGATCTGGTACAACTAATGTTTATATTGGTCCTACAACACTTGCGGGATCTGGAGCAGAATTTGTAGCAGGTGACTCTGTAACTGCATCTGGTGGTGCTACTGGTACTATTGCATCTGGTGGTGTTGGTACAGCAAATAATGAATTTGCTTTCTCAACTACAACTGCTGGTGGTACATATGACCTTTACTTAGGTACTACGTTCACAGTATTTGGTGACAGAGCATATCGCTTCAACGTTGCTGATGCTTCAATGAGTGGTAGAGATTTCCATATATCTACTACTGTTAATGGTGAGTGGGGTCCTGATGGTACATTTGGCAACTCTGATGATGGTACTGAATATACTACTGGTAAAACGACCAATGGTACTGCTGGATCCAGTGGTGCGTATGTTCAATATGATCTTTCAGCGAATTCCAGTTTATCATCAAGTTATTACTACTATGATGGTGGTACTGGTACTGCTGCCAATGCTAACTATGGTGGATCAGATCGTCTACTAACAACTTCAACTGAATATTCATATGATTCATTATATGTTTATGACATTGAGGGAGATTGGTCAGGTGGTTCAGATCAGTTCACTCATAGTGGTACA